TGTGAACCCTGTCCCAATAGATGAATTAATTCCTGCGTTATCATCACTAAATAACTTGGTGACATCAACCCACGAAGTACCTGTAAGTGCAGGGTCATTAGTTGCCTGTATTGCAACTGAGGTAACTGAGTTAGCATCTATAAGATAAGCATTTACAGTTAAATCAGAATACCCATCCATGCTCATTCCTGAATCAGAAGGATAATTTACTGTTGATGCTGCTTGGTTAACAACGGAAACAACTGAGTCTACTACATAGTTTACATTTCCTGGATTCTGAACTGTCACCATCTGAGTTCCAGTGGTTAGATCATGTCCCAATGGTAATTGACACAATGCTAATCTGTATTTTAAATCAGTACTTGCAAATGCAGATAAGACAGAAGTAACTCCAGCTATAGTCCTAGATATAGTCAGTACATTAGCAGATGCTGACATTGATACATCATCTCCACCATTATCGTAGATAGTAATCTTACCATTTACATCAACGACTGCTAAAGATAAAATATCACAAGTAGAACTATCAACTGTAAAATTAAATCCAGTTAAATTCAAAGTACTATTTGTTGCCCATGCAGCTTGACCATGAACTGGAGTCCAATGTGTAGGTACTAGATATGAAAATGGGTTTACTGATACAAGTTGTCTTCTGTTCTGATCAATAGCTATACCTGCTTGTTTTCCAGCAAGTACAACATCTTGAGACTGGACTCCCATCATCACAGACCCTTTATCTGTACCTACTGCAAAAGCTGCTTTATCTACTGCTGACCCTCCTGTACCAATATTACCATTAGCATCAATTGTCTGTACTAAAAGTACTTTATTTGTATTATTCTTTACTACATCTGCTTGAACCACTTCTGCAACTACTCCTGTAGAACTAACTATTTGTGTTTTTTCAGAACCAGATGAAAGAATTGCTGTTAATTCATCTGGTTGTATACTATAATCAATTTTTTTCATTATTAATTAGATTTTTTAATAAAGTTTGTATAATAGTATTGTGAAATACTTACTGAATCTGACCAGCTTAATTTACCATCACTAAGTTTTTCTAAAATTAAAGAAGATAAACCATGATATATAATATTTTTAGTAGCATCTGAACTTAATTTTAACTGTGCAAGTATTGCATTAAGTTGTTCATTTACATCTGTAATATGAGCAATAGAATCAATTAATACTAAATCAGTTAGAACTTTTGGAATCCATTCTTTAATTGTATCATTTACTTTCTGAACTATTGCAGGAGTTATTGTTCCTTTTGTAGCCATAGATATTAATGTAACTAGTACATCATCCACAGGACTATCCATAACAGTTTTAATACCATTAACTACATTAATTGCAATTGGTACTAACACTTTTGCTTCATCGTCAATCTTATTAAATAAGTTCTTAATAAAGTCTAAGGCTTTTTGAAAAATTGTCATAATTTTATTTTAAATTGTTTGTTTATTCATCTTTTGAATTTGGAGTCCTTATTGTTCTATAATACTGAACTCTCATATAATTTCTTTCTCTTAATTCTTTAAATATAAATGCTAGAAAATCAGCATCATCAATAAAGTCACCTGCTATAGATGTTAATGTCATATAACTTGGTACTGCTATTGAAAATCTATATACTCCAGTATCTGGATCTATATCTACTTCTAATATACCATTATATTTTGCTTTATATCAATTTTCAATATAATCAAGAATCTGTTGTTCTAAATGTGGATTACGCATATTGATTAATTATTTTAATTCATCTTCAAGCCATTTGTCTAATTGACTAACTCTGTTTTTAGAATATCTTTCTTCCTCTGTTTGTGGTATAACACCATAATGTTTATATCCTTTAGAATCCTTGTATCAACCAATTGGTTTAAATTCTTTTGCATATTTACCTTGTGCTTCTGGTTTTCTAACTGATAATTCTTCATCTCCAAGTTCACACATTCCCATAGCTGCAATAATATCAAACAATTTTTTTGTTTCATCAGAATAATTTAGTAATTGATCAATCATTTCTATAAAACTAATAGTATGACAATAATCAATTACAAAATCATAGATAAGTTCTCTATAGTGTGTAATTACCTTTACTGTTGCAGGAGTTCCATACATTTGACTATTACCTTTAGAAACATCAGGCATAGTTGATCTAGGTCTTTTCATCAATAGATTAAGGTACTTTTGGTTTCTAAAGTGAGTAAGAATAGCTGTACGAGTAGATTCTAAAACAGCTTTTGCATTATAATATATTAAAAGTTTAGCTGCCATTTCGTATGCATCTCTTGGATCTCTTGGTCTCTCTTTATATATTGCTACATACTGAGGATTTCTTTGTCCAAATACTCTTCTCTTTATAACAACACAAAAATCAGATACTTTAGTACTTTCTGGATTTGATGAATCTTTTGTTCCAATATCAATGGAGTCAATACCAGCTACATATAAATTATTATAATCTGACCCATCTTCACTTTTAAGAGGATGTTCAAGTATTATAATCTTTCCATCATTACTATCTCTTCATTTTACTCTATTGGATTTATTACCTTGTTCATCTATTTCTCATGTTAATCATCCTGTTTTTGGAAGTTCAACATTCTTATAGATTTCTATTGCTGCTTTTTGTGCAGCTAATTCTTCACGTGGAAATATATTATCTCCTTGTTGAATTAAAGCTTCTTCAATAGTATAACAATATTCAGAAGTAAATATTAATAAAGCTTTTGGATCAGTAGCTTTTGCTAATCTTTCTTTATTTCATCACTCTCTTGCCTTTTCTTCATTACATCATCCTCTTTTATCTAGTAGATGCAATACCATTCTATAAGCAGGAATAAACATTGATGTTAAAATATATCTTCTATCTGGAGTATGATTATGCCTAAACTTTAATATATTAAATGCATCTGGATTTAGGGTAATACTTTTAATACCTTCAATAGATACTCCGGTATCCCCACCTGTTCCTCATACAATTCTAGTGCCAACTCTATTACCCCCAAGTACAGTTATTAATGCCTCACCTTGAAGATATTTTTTAGTAAGAACTTTATCTGAACCAGCTTCTTCAAAGAATAGCCTTTCAACTCTATCACCTCTAATCTTTTCTGGTGAATCAGCTACTATTCCCTCTATTTCTGACATATGTCCAAATTCATTTCCTTCTTTACCTTTTTTAGAGGCTCTTTTCTGCATGTCTGTATTTTTAACCATACGAACCCTTTTGAAGGCAGTTTCAGTTTCATCAGCCAATCAGTCAAGTTGACTTCATGCTTTAGCTAGAAGCGGCTTTAAATGCTTCTCAGAGAAAGCTGAAGCCACTACTCTATAATTTGGAGTAGTAATAAAAGGACGCACACAAAGTGATGCTGCTATTTCCGAGAAACCTAGTGCTCTTGCTTTCAAAAGACCAACATCTTTTTGAAGTATTTCACACAATTCAACATAGTGAAAGTACTCATATTGAAACACTAAAAACATTGGAAATGATAACTCTCTACCACCAGATGCTTTAACCCCTTCCACAGAAGTTTTAAGTCTATAAAAGTTTAATCAAAAATAATTGTCTCCAGTTACTCTGTAACCATTAAATTCGTATCCATCAACACATCTTTTCATTCTCTCTTTTCAGAAATCTCTATGTGACTTTGATCCTATTACTAAACCACTATACCTTTTAGTAGTTAGTTTTTTAATAGCATCTTCTCTAAATCAATTTGGATTAAAATCTAATCCATCGCTGTCATTTATAGGACGATATTTTGTATGTTCATAACTACAATATGGATCAAAATATTCTATTTCGTCTCCTATTTTAAAATCTCATTTTATATTTGTTTCCATAACTAGTCAAACATTCCCGCTTCTTTATCCCCACGTAAAGCTCCTTCAGGTTCTATTTCCTTTTTAAAAGAAATCTCAAGAACTTTTATTGTATCAATTAGTTTAGACGCACTAGACATTTCTGCTATAACATCCTTAGTTTTAAAAATAGGTTTACCAGTTAAGGTATCTCTTTCTTCTAAATTTATATTATCTAAGTAATGAGTAATTTTATCAATAGTTTTATAAGATGCTTTTAATAGATTACCAATCTTAGATGAGTTTTGCATTGTATCATACTTTCTGCAAGCTTTCTTAAATATCTCATCTTCAAATTCTTGAGCAGAAAGTTCTGCATCTGCAAGAGCTTCTGTATTTCTTTCTTGTTCTGGAAATTGGAAGTAAGGACTTGTTCAATCAAAAAATAAAAATATGTATTTAAATTCTTTAAAAGCTTTTAATCTTTTAATTCCAGTTTTATCTTCCTTACATTTATTTCTAGCAGGATCCATTAAAGCTGCAAACTCTTTTATTAATAAAATACTCTCATCATTTAATGCTATCTCTTCATTTACATTATCATATACAAAAAATTTCATATTTATTTTTTAAATTTACCTAATTTATGGGAATTTAATTTTCTTTCTCATTTATTACTTATAGAAGAGTCGATTACTCCTCATGTATTTAAAGACTCAATATCATCTTTATATAATATTCCACCTTTACTTTTCATTTTTATCTTTGATCCACCACAATTACAGGCACATTTACTTGTCATTTTTCCACCCTCTTCTTTAACTGAAATCATCTCACAGCCACATTTACATTTCTTTGGAGATGCTTTTGTTGATTGTAATTTCTTTAAAGTATCTAATTTAGACCCCTTTTTAGCATATTGAGAACTATCTGCTAAACCTGATGTTGCTTCACTATAATCATCTCCACCACCGGATTGATTCCCAGCTCCTTTAGTATTATAGACTTCTTCTGCTTTGGCTCATATTTTATCATATTTACCTGATGAATCTGCCGCAACTTGTGATATTTCTCCTAATAATGGTTTGTTACTACTTACTTGATTATACCAATCCTCAAATTTACTTTTACCGTATTTATCTGGATCTTTCATAATGGAATATACATATGCAAAATATGGAAACAATTCCTTTTTTTTCTGGTCTGTCATTGTAATAAAACTTAGTACTATAAATTATTAATTTTAATTAAATCTTTTGTATTAAAAGAAGCTTCTTGTAATAACCCCTCTATTGTGAATCATCTACACAAAATTCCTTGAAAATAATTGTTTTTAACATTATCTATTGTCAATGACTTTGTAACTTTTTTAAGTACATACATTGTTGGTTTATTTGGTATATTCTGTCTTACTGTAACTATATCACCTGGTAAGAAGAATTGTTTTTCTAATTCTATCATTTTAACTTTTATTAAATAGTTTTGATGGATCTGCAACTTTTTGTAGTTGAAATCTTTGTTTTAAACCTTCATTTAGTACACATATAACTTGTGGTTCAGAAGTTAGTTTATAACCTAAAGACATAAATGGTACTGGATATGTAGTTCTTGTATCATAATAAATATCATCACCTATTTGTAGGTATTTACATTCTGGACCAACTTCAATTACTTTTGCGCATCCAACAAATTCTCCTGATTTATCCATTTCACCTGTATCAGGATTTTTAAATGTTCCATCATAATCAACTATAATATTTCCTTTAATTAGTTGTCTATAAGGATTTCGTGGATAAGGAAGAATAATAACTTTATTAATCATTGGCATAAGTTCCAATGTTTCTAATTTTGAATTAATTTCTTCTTGTTTAGCTTTTTCAATTTCAATCAATTGATGACCTAATCTTTCTGCTTCTTGTGCATCTTTAATTTTTTGTACTTCATCCATAAAGGGATCATTTGGTAACATTAATTTATTTTTACCTACATAAAACTTACCTGTTTCTTCATTTAATGTTCTTGACATAATTCATTTTCATTTTTATTTATTTATATTTATCTATATTTATTTATATTTATCTTATCATTTATCTAAAGGACAATGTGCTTCTACTACTCTAGTTTTTACTCTTAATATACATCCACACCCATTTTTAAATCCAGGTTTTTCTTTCCTAGATACTTGATCTGTTTTTGTATTTAGATATAATGAGTCATTACATGTAGCTCCAAATATACTATCTACATACCATAATCTGCAGTCTTTACATATATTTATTCTTTCTTTAGATAATTCTTCCTCTCTATTTAAAAGAGTATTTACTAATCCAGTAGCTATTTGTCCTACTTGTTCTGTATTCATTATTTATTATTTATTATTTGTTATTTGTTATTTACTTATTAAAAATAAAATAAAACAAAACAAAATAAAACTAGAAGTTTATTTTTTCTATTGATTTAGTAAACTCTTGATGTGCAACTTTATTTTTATAAAAAGTTAACATCCGTTCTACATCTTCTTTTAGATAATTACATTCATAATTTGTTATGTTATTATTATGATCAAAATGTATTAACATTAATAATTTAATATTAAATAATGGATTTATCTTTTGAATCATCCATGCATATGTAGATAATTGTAGACTATAATGTCAAAAATTAGTATCTTGTAAATTATTTAATGGATACTTCATTGTTGTATTTTTTCTTATTCTTTTATCATAAAATGATTTAGTATCAATAGACTTATTCGTTTTATAGTCTAGTACATATACATCTAGGTCATCTATAATTACTAAGTCAGCTTGACCTGCAATCTTTAATTTACCATCTGGTGAAACCCTTGATAAAAGTAGTTCTGGATATATACCTTTACTATGTGGTTCTAACTTATTAGTTATATTAGTATCAAACTTACCACCTAAATTTAAGTGTTGTATTTCTTTTGTTTGCCCAGATAAATGTAATAGTTCTTGAGATCTATGAAAAGCTGTTCCCCTTATACAAGATCTTTCTCTTTTCTCATCTCAATCTTTTAATAGAGCAATTCTTTTTTCTTTAAATATATCTAATGATATACTATACTTATCTAAAATACTCTCATTAAATTTTTTTGTTGCCAATAATTCTTTTTTAGCATCTATAAATTGAGTTGGTGTTAATATTAACTCTATGGTCTTATATGCTGACCAAAAATCTTCATCAAATGTTGAGAACTGATGTATTAAAGTAGTAACCGATATACAAGGGTCACTACTATCTTTTGTCCAATATTTATGAAGTTTATCATTATATTTCACATAATCATTTTCTTTGTCTACTGATAGACTATTAAAATTTATCATTATTCTATTTCTTCTTTTATTTTATCATAGTTTAATAAACTACTTATCTGTTGTGCAACTGCAGCTACTTTAGGTAAAGCGTAGTGTCTTTCAAATGTATTCTTCTGCGTTGTAAGAACAATTAGTCCAATACTATTTTTATCATCATATAATGCATAAAATAATGCTGACTTAACTTTATTTGGATACATATAAGCATGTATCATAGGATATGTATTACGAATTTCTTCGATGTCTTTTGTATAAAAATATCCTTGAGAATCTAAATGTTCTATAAAATCGGATATTATTAATACATTTACTTTTTGATAATTTTGAAATACAGGTGTAATTAAAGGTTTTATAACTTCTATTGTTGCTGTTATATATAAAAAAGGTAATCCAACTAAATTTGAACTTCCATTGGAATATTCAAACAACATTGCTCTATCAGCTCCAGTATTCTCTGCTAAATCAGATAATAGTGTTTTAATTTTTGGTGATACTTTTTTTCTATAAATTGCAGCATTAATGTGTTCTCTCTTTTCTTGGGAGAAAAACTTTTTTGCTAGATTAGAAGTAAATCTTGGAAAGTTTGACAATAATCAAAAGGCTACATAGCCAACTGTGACTGTTCCAATAGCTAGAGCTGCTAATATTTCTTCTTTCTTTGAACTTAGCTCTGATAAAATTGAGAGTAATTCCATTGTTTTAATAAAAGGTATTAAGGATAAACATTAATTTAGTTTCTGCAAAGATATTAATAAAATTTTTATATAAAATATATTTGTTATCTTTTTGTTTAAAATTGAATAGTATGTACATATAAATAAAATTTTTATTGTATGAAAACAGAAAGGAGACATTAACTGTCTCCCTTACTTATTTCAACTTTAATGTTCTTAGTTTTTGTAAGATTAAAGGTATAATTCTATTTCTAACACACTCATCATCCGAAAATTCTATTGTTCCAACAATATCATCATCTTTAAAAAGTTCTAGTATTAATTTTAAACAAGACTCTTCTTTTTTCTTTCTATCTATTTGTTCAGTATCTCCTAAGAAAATATACTTAGAGTCTGTACCAATCCTTGTAATAATAGCTACTAATGTATCATAATCAATATTTTGAGTCTCATCAATAATAACTATTGCATTATCAATAGACAATCCTCTAATATATGCTAGAGGTAATATTTGAATTAATTCTTTATGTATTAAATCTTTAGCTGCATCTTTGCCTAAAAGTTTGTCAATATTCCAAGTATAAGACATTAAAAAAGGTTCCATTTTTTGTTGGAAGGTTCCTGGAGTATAACCTATATCTTCTCCTGGTAATGTTGTTACTGACTTTACTAAGATAATTGATTTATAAGTTTCTCCGAGTAATCCTAATGCTGTTGCTAGAGCGCAAAATGTTTTACCACTTCCTGCAATACCAGTAGCAATTACTATTTCTCTTTCCTCAATAAGTTCAATTAATTCAGCTTGTCTTTCATTTTTTGGTTTAAAATTAAATACATTGATTAATTGTTTTTCTGGAACTCTATTTTTTAATTTTTTGGACATAAATTGTAATTTGGTTTATACTATATTTTGGTTATTTCACAAGATCCACCAGAACAAGAAATTGCAGAAAAGTTCTGAACATCTTGATAAGTTGGTTTGGATAATATTTTTCCAAAGTTTATTGGTTTAAATTGTCTATTAATTACTTCCCATTTATGTAAGAGATGTATATCTTTTAAACAATAAATTGTTTTTTGTAAATCTCCTTCAAAGAAATTATTTGCAAATGCTTTTGCTCTTTTTAACCAATATTTTTTTAGGATTACTTCTTCTCTTGTTCCTATTATAGGGATAGACTTATCTTTAATAATATCACAAGCTTCCCATAAGTTATTTTTAAAGTAATGTAATCCATCTACAATTAAACCTGATGCAAATATTGCTGCTTTACCATAATCTACAATTACTTCTTCAAGTGTAGATACCGATGTAAATGGTGCTTGATTGAAATCTTTATCTCCATAATTAGATATAAAAGATACTGCTTTAAAGGAACTTTGATTATCATATAAATATTTTGTAATTTCTTCTTGATTATCAACTATAACAGTGCAACTTACTGAGTTTCTTAAATATGATTTTAAACATAATTCTACATTTGTACCAGCATTTACCCAATGTTCTTGTACAAACTTTATTAATTCAAGATGTTTTATTCCAATCATATCCTTTTTAAAGAGGCCATCTTCTGGATTTTCAATTGGAACAAATACTACATAATCACTATTAGTTGCAGACCATACAGAGTTTTCTAATAAGAATGGAGCATATAACTCTAGATATTTAGCAGTATCACTCTCTTTATTTAATTGCATAATTCTAAATAATCTCTTAGAATGATCAGGATGAATACCTGATGCTGTACCAAGCACTACTGATGCATTACCTGAAGGTTTAACAGTTGTTGTTCTTGCTGCTTGATTTATTTTTAATATTTTAGCAACATATTTATTTACTTCTCTTACAATTTTTGCCCCCCATTCTAATACTTCAGCATTAAATAAAGAAGGCTGATTCATCCATCCTGTAACTGATACACCAATAAGTGCTTCTCTCTTTACTAAATCTTCTGTATCCTTACCTAGATAAGGAAAATTAGTATAACCTGCTTGGAATGTTGCTAAAATAGAAGCTGCTCGACAAGCCTTGAAGAATTTATCAGGAGTATCACAAGCAGATGCATTAATCTCTGTAAGATTACACATTTGGAATCCTGTTCTTCCATCTTCAAGTATGGGTCTAAAAGTAATTTCTCTACAAGGGTTTGATACTTCATAGTTATCATGTACAAATATAAACGATATATCATTATCACCGTGATTTAATTCTACTATTTCTTTTAATTGTTCATATGAAAATTCATTTCTTAAAAGACCAATTGCATTATTTGAACGAGCACGTTGAGGATTATTTTGTCTCCAATTACCAAGTTTAGCTGAAATCATTTCAGTATCATTACTATCTATAAGTACACTACAGGCTGATCTTCTAACACCACCTGATAAAACTGCATCAGCAGAATGCATAATAATATCATATACTAAAATAGACTCTATTATTTGTCCTCTTGTTGATAACCAATTTTCAATTAAAGTTTCAATTTTTTCAAGAGATTGTTTTAATCCATCTGGACCCGGTGCTCTAAATCCTCCAGATATAAAAGCTCCTTTTGGGCGAATTAAAGAATAATCAAACTTAATATCATAACCTTTATATTCTGGAAATGATGCTGAGTTTTTAAAATAAGAAGACATTAATACTCCTAAAGAGTCTGCCCATCCTTCTACTGAATCAGGTATTATAAATGTTTTAGTTCCATTTAATCTTTTTCTTATTTCGGGCAATTGAGAAACAAATTCTTTTCTTAAAGAGAAGTCCAATCCACAACCACTTAATAAGACATGAAATGCTTTTTGAAAGTAATCTGGCTTATTAAATAAAACTCCTACACAATTATAAAGTCTTTCATTATTATGAGATATTTGTTCATATCTATATTGAAGATTTCTTTGTGAAGCTAAAACAGACTTCTCTATCATTGATTCTTTTGCTACTTGTAAGAGAACTTCAATATCGTTTATCTTATTTAAATTAGAATATTTAATTCTATGTCCATCTAAGATAGAATCACAAGCTTCTTCCCATGTTTCATATCTATTATCATTTTCTCTCCACTTAAAATAATCTGAATGAAGTTTTAAATCACTTAAAAATTGTTTTCCGGCTTGCATTAATCTAATTCTACTGTTAATTTATTAGTATCTACTTTAACTCTATTTAGATCAACTTGATGTTCAAATAGTAGTCTTTTCAATATACGCTCTAGTAACATTTCATTTGCTTTTCTATCTCCACCTAAAGCATAATGATCTCTAGCTTCTATAATATATCCTTCATATAACATATCTATTGCATTATCAACTTCTCTAGTTGTATTACCAACTTTTCTTCCCGGTATTAGTGTTAATTCACTTAATGTGCTTTTTACTTTTTTACTCATTGTCTTTTACTTTTTCATATGTTAGTTCAAAAATATCTGGTTTACATGGATAAAATTCTCCACTAACTCCTTTTATAATGTAATCTCCTTCACTTGCTTCCATTGTTCCTTCCAGTGTAGGTATTTTTATTATACCTATTGATGGATATGTTTCATGTAATACTGTTATAAATTGATCTATCTCATACCAATTACTACCTATCCATTGGATTGCATCTATTACTACTGGTTTCTTTCTATATTTCATTATGTTTAATAATTATTTAAAAAAAAATAAAGCCCACCACTAAGGCAGGCTACTGTATTTGGATAAAATATGACCATAAACATGAGATATACAATCCCTAGGTGTCACATACCAATTACTATTTTATTCTACTATCTCTACTCCTGGAGTAAAAGAATCTGTTACTCTTATTAAGTAACTATGTCGTCTATTTTGTAGATTCCAAATTGCACCTTTCTGATTCTTAGATATTGTTAGCACTGCTAAATTTTTCATCTTAGGTGTATAATACTTTTCTAAATCTTCATATTCAAATAAGAATACTTCTAACTTCTTTTGTTTTGCCTGTTTTTCTAAGATAGGATAAATCTCTTCTAATGTTGGCAATTTTTTAAATTCACTACTTAAGCTTTCCATGATTTTCTACTACATCCCCACTCAACGTTGGGGCATACTCTTTTAATGTTTCTTTAATAAACTTCTTAGATGGATTACCTAGTGCAAGTTGTATTGCTCTATAAGTATAACCTTCTATTCTTAGTTCTATTATCAACTGTTCTAATTCTGTCATCTTATTTATTCTTATAAATATATTACTATTTTTCATCTATATTACTTATGTGTTGCAAGCTCGGTAGGACTCGAACCCACACTTAGCGATTTTGAAGACCGCTGTGCTACCATTACACTACGAACCTATATATTGTTTAGTTTATTAACTTATTAATCTCTTCAAGTATATTATCAATACGAGAAGGATTCATTATTTTTATATGTCCTAATATATAATACCCAGTCTTTTCAATATCATCGAATATTTCTATGTCATTATCTATAATTCTAATAGTCCATGAGTCTTTAGTTCATGTATCTCTATTCTTCATCTTAATAAAGCCTGAACTTCCTATTTTATTCCTAATTATTTCTTCATTTTTCATGGTACAAAGATAAACAATATTTTGGACAAAAAATAGAAACTTTATAAAAATTGTTATTTATATAAATTAAGTTTATTTCTAGAACATTATCTTAATATATAAGCAAGAAATTATTAAAATAAAAAGCTGAGATATATATTAATAATATAAATTAAAAAATGTTAGTGAAGATAATTTTTTAAGAAAAAAAGCTCTATCTTTGTAAAACATATATATGAGATATAAGTCAATGCAGCGAGGTCGCTCCTTTAAAAATTTTAATAGATTTGAAGTTGTATTGACAAATTTAACAATTAAGTATTTTAAAAATTAAAGAAAATGAAAGAATTAAATTCAAAACCAAGTGCTAAAATTGCACTTAAAAGAAATGTACTAAAAATGTACGAAGTAGATAAAGTAGACACTATTTATTTAAAAGATAAAGCAGAATTTGAGATTGAATTATTTAATCCTTTACAAGTAAGTGTACTTGCTAAGATTGAATTAAATGGTAAATTAATAAATGGTGGTGGATTAATTATAAATCCTGGGCAGAGAATCTTTTTAGAAAGATACTTGGATGATAATAAAAAGTTTAAATTCTCTACATATAAAGTAGAAAATAATAATCTAGATGTAGACTATGCAATATCTTTAAATGGTATTGTAAAAGTATCTTTTTATTTAGAAACTGAATATCAACCAATATGTAATCCACTTTGAACTTCAACTACTATTTATAATCCAATATATAGTACTCCTACTATTCTTTTAGGAAGTTTAGGTGTTTATACAACACCAAGCTATGGTACACTCACAGGTGGAACTTCTTATGTAAATAATACAACACTTACAAGTAATAATAAAGTTTCGTGTTTTGCAAGTAGTACCAATAGTATAAATAGTACGAGTAGTGTAAATAATATAAACAAATTAACTTCATCAAACTTTGATGTTTCTAAAAAACTTTTAAATACAGAAAAAATAGAAAAAGTAGAAAAAGAAACTGGTAAGATTGAAAAAGGAAATTTATCAAATCAAGCTTTTGTAAGTTCTTCAAAGCAATTTAATAGTTACACAAATAATGTAGTATTGATAAAGATATTACCAGAAAGTGAAAAAGTATATACTGTTGATGATCTTAAACACAGAAAATATTGTACAAATTGCGGCACCAAAATAAAAGAAAATGATAAGTATTGTGCTAATTGTGGTACTAAAATATAAAATATAAAATATAAAATATAAAATATAAAATATAAAATATAGAAATAAAAAATGAATAAAATCTTAGAAAACTTGTTATCTCTACAAATGGTTAGAGAATCTGGAGGTAATCCTCATGCAATATCCCCTATGGGAGCTAAAGGATTAACTCAATTTGTTGATAAGACATTTAATGAATACAAAAAAGTTAAAGGAGATGATAATTTAACTCCTTATAATCCTAATACAGCAGTTGATGCTCAAAGATGGTATATGAATAAACTAGATAATAGTAAAGATCTATCTAGTAAATTTGGTGAATCTGAGATGGGAAAAGCTGCTGCAGTTCTTGCATCATATAATATGGGACCAACAGGTTTTCTAAGAAGTATTGCTAAACTCGGAAATAATTTAGATATAAATAATCCAAAGAGTTGATTTAAAGTATTACCTACTGAAACCTCTAATTATATCTCTTCTATTTTATATGGAACAGATAAAAAGTTAAATACTCAACATGAAAACTTTATGACTAATTCTCCTTTAGCAAGATTATATCAACCATATGTAAATAGTTTTACTACAGAAACTAATACTATACCAAAAACAAATGCTTATGTTGCTCCAGGTAAAGAAGTTACTGATTATAAACCTACAATAATACAACAAAGTAAAGAAGAAAATAAATCTTTAGACACTAAAAATTTAAATCCAATAAACTATAATAATACACAATCATTCACACAATCATTACTTGATAATATACAAAATGATATAGTATATCCAAGAGAACAATATATAGACACTACATTTAAATCAACTATTGATAATTAATAAGAATTAATAAGAATTAATAAGAATTAATAAGAATTAATAAGAATCAATGACTAACAAACTAAAAAATGACACAATTAGAACAAGACTTAATAAATGATGAAGGTCTACGATTAAAAGTATACAAAGACACTGTAGGAAAAAGTACAATTGGAGTTGGTAGAGATATTAATGATAATCCTTTTAGACCAGAAGAAGTTATTAAATTAGGGACAAGTAATGAAAGAAATGTTTCAACAGTTGAAGATTTAACTAATGAAATTATAGCAAATGGTATAACTAAAGATGAAGCAATATATCTTTTAGATAATGATATAGCTTTAGTAACCAAAGGACTTATTCATAACTTACCATGAGTAGATACTCAGCCAGATGATGTTAAAAGAGTTCTTATAAATATGGCATTTAATATGGGGGTTGGTGGATTATTAAAGTTCCATAATACTCTTAATTTTATAAAAAATAATGATTATGTAGATGCAGCTAATGGAATGTTAGCTAGTATATGAGCAAAAGAAGTTGGGGCAAGAGCAATAAGACTTTCAGATATATTAAAAAATATAAAAAATGCATAAGAAAATGTGATATAAGATATTAGTATATAATATAGAAATACAGCAATGATATACTATTAATATAGTTAATGACTATTCACATGCAAAAGAACTAAATAGACTCTATGAATGTAGAGGATTAATAACTATGATAGAAAACGAATAATGAATTTAAATTCACTTATAAGCCAGCAAAATTCAAGTAATCTTATAGACAACTTTATAAATGATTTTGGAAATAATTTTGAATCAGGAGAATCTTCTACAAATAATATAGAAAATAATATAGAAAATAATATAGAAAATAATTTAGAAGATAATCCTAGAAACAAAGATAGAAGTAATCAAGTATCTTTTCCTTCTAAAGGAGAACGACTAAGAAGACAAGCCTTTGCAGAATCTCGACTTGATCCAAATGCAAAATCACCTAAAGGAGCATTAGGCCCATTACAAATAATGCCTAATACATACATAGATTATATGAATGCAACAGGAGATAATACTCCATATAAAAATGTTAAAAGCTTTCCTCAAGCTATAAAAGTAAGAAACTGAATAATGGATGATATTTCTAATGCATCTTTTATTGGGGATAAAGACCAAGATCCAAATGTAAAACTTGCTAAAGTTTATGCAGCATATAATATGGGTAGAGGTAATTTACTTGAATATCTAAATAATGTAAAACAAAAAGGAGAAGATATTTATCATAGTCTAAATTGAATAAATGGATTATCAGATGAGACACAAGGATATCTAAATCGTATACTTTTAAAAGGAGATCCCAAATTTGAACAGGATTATAATAATGCTAAGAATAATCCTAATATGAAATACTTTAAGAAGTATAAAATTGGGGGACAAATAGAAAGAAAAGAAAGAAAAGAAAGAAAAGAAACTAAAATAATACCAACTAAAGAATTAAGAACATTTGATTTCGGAGGTTGGGCTGGTAAAAAACAAACAGATGAAAGAAATAAAACTATACACGAAACAATAATCTTTGAGCCGAGTAAAGAAATGACAAGCGAAAAGAATGGAAGTGAAAGTTGAAATGAAGCTAGTAGTAGAGTTATTGAATTAATGAAAAAAGTGGTAAAAGAAGCACCAGATAATACTATACTTGTAACACATAATTCAGTATTTGGTTTAATTAAATTATGAAATAAAATAGAAAGACCTGATAGTTTTACAATAGAACAAAGACATATGTATACTAAACAGGATGGTGACCATAAAACTGGTGATGATTTTAATATTAAAGGAAATAAGGGAATTATACATATAGTTAGACATGGTGAAACAGAGGATAATGCAAGTGGAAATTTTAGGGGTGATGATGCTGAATTAACAAATAAAGGTAAACAACAAGCAAAAGAAGTTGGTAAAAAACTTAGTAAAATAGAAATACCACAAATAATAACATCTTCTCTTAAGAGAGCAATTGATACTTCTCATATAATAATAGAACAACAAGAAACAAATAATCCAAAGGATAAAAAAAAGTTTCAGCAAGGAGGTAATATAGCTAGTTTTATGACAAAAAAAGCACAACTACAATTGGAAAAAGAAACTCCTAAAGTTACCGATGTTAGTCAGAGACCAACTAAATCATATAAAAGATTTGAAAGAACAATGATTGGTGGTATGCCAATAAGTGTTGGACAAAAAAGTAGAAGCAGAAAAAGAAGAATGGAACTAGGGGGAGCGGCAACTGCTATGGATAATAGAACAATGATTCCTAATAGACCTTCTGAAAAGTTAAGAAAACAAGTTACAAGATGAGGTACTTGAATGAATGATGGTGAACCTTTAGATCCAGTTCGTAGGGATAGTATTAAAAAAGATAGAATCGGAAGTAAGATAAAAAAGAATCAATATGGTGGCTCAATTAAAAACAGAAATGATTTTGATATACAATTTCCTCCTAGTGATGAAGATATAGTAAATGATAATATTAGAAAAATAGTAGATCCTAATACTATGTCATATATTCGTAATATGAGTAATACAAGTGCATATATAAATAATACTCAATTACCGAGATTAACTAGTCCTATGGCAAATTATGTTATTGGAAAACAAATGAATCAAGAAGATGATCTTAAGTTAAAAACTATTAGAATACAAGACAATAGACCTATTGATCCAACTAAAAGATTAAATTATAGGGTTAATCCTCAAACTATTAATAATTTAATAGGAGTAGCAAATAAAGTAGGAGAAGATCCTAATACTACAATTGCAAGAGGACTACAAGAAACTGGACTTAATAATATAAATCCTTTACATGATAATAATATAAATTCAACTATTTTTAAAAAGATACAAGATAGTGGATATTGAAATTTTAATAAAGCAATATTAGATGATAGTGTTGATTTATTAAAGCAAAAAAGTGTATTAGCAGATAGACTTGGTAAGATAGAAGAAGCTGATAGAATACAAGCTTGAAATGGTTATGGCAAGATTGGAGATAATACTTTTAGTAATTATGGAAATAAGGGAGTTATTGATATGAATAAAAATCCTGTATATGGAAATACTATAATTGATATTAGAGATAATGTTATTAAAAATAATCCAGAAATTCAGAATCTTATAAATAAAAGTAGAGCTAAAAGTCAAGTAGCAACTTTACAAACTGGTGGAAATCTATTTAGAACTAATCAACCTATGTATGCTGATAGTGTAAGAAGATAAGAAGATAAGAAGATAAGAAGATAAGAAGAGAGGTAAGAAAAAAAGAAAAGAAAAAGAAAAAGAAAAAGAAATGGACCAAAATCAATACACTAACGCAGGTATATTTAAACCAAGATATGTAGGTTTTCCTCAATCTATGTATGAGTTTGCATCTAATGCTTTACCTTATAAACCCGAGCCAGAGCAGGCAAAAAAAGATAGTGCAGATTATGCAGGTATGTATAAAGCAGTAGTTGCAAATCCTGAATTATATAATGAAGATAAAGCTAAACAAAGAATGGTTGATATTGCAAATGAAGATATAAATATGAGACCTGAAGAAGATAGACGAAAAGACTATATAAAAGCAGGTATATTGCATGGTGCAATATCACAAGGTAAAGAAGATACGGATAGATATAATGCTACTGTAAATAGTATACAACTAAAGAAAGTAAATGATATTATAAGTCAGTTTACTGGAGTAAATCTTATACCTAAAAGTAATAGTGGATCAAATAATTATTTTGCTGGACTAATAGGTAAATAAGAAAGAATAAAAAAGAATAAAAAAGAATAAAAAAGAATAAGAAAAAATAAAAAGATGTAAGACAAATAGATAATTATATAAAATAAAACAAAAATAAAACAAAGAAAATGGCAGAAAAATCAGCTCCTAAAATGACTCCAAAGACTAAATTTGGTGCACCTAAAACAGCTCCCGCATTTGAAAAAGGTGGAAAAGGCGGAAAGAAAAAATGTTAATCTAAAGAAATAGAATAACAAGGTAAGAACAAAAAAGGCAATCCAATTACGGGTTGCCTTTTTATTTTTATTAATTTTTATTAATTCTATTATATTATAGATTACAAATTATATAAAGTTATTTAGAATTAAAGCGAAAAATCAAATAATACTCAATTGTTAAATCTATTAAGTTATTTATTTGTTCTTTAGATACTATATTAAAATATGAAAGAGTATCTATTCTATTTGATATATTAAAATAAGATTCTAAAGAATTTATTAAAGTAATATCAGTAATTAATTGTTTTATTAATTGTTCAGTGTGTTCAACGTGTTCAACGTGTTCAATGTGTTCAATGTGTTTCATTAGTATAAAATATAAAGTATAAAAATATAAAAATGTAAAATTATAATTCTATTACTGCATCAGTAATATTCTGATTCTGGTTCTTAATTATTTTTTTCATTATTTCCATATCTGATTTTAGTTTGTCTAGTTCCATTTGTTGTTGTGCAATAATAATATCATGTTGTTCAATCTTACAAAGAACATATTGACCAAATTTTGGTAGATTAAATTCTAAGACTTCACATGAATTTCCATTTTTGTCAGAAGATAATCTTTTGCTTATAAAATTATTATCAATCATTTCACTTACTCTTCTATACATAGTTGTCTTTGATATTCCTGTTTTCTCTGCAAGTTCTTCTATTGAGAAACTTGTTTTTGCTATTCCATTTTCTTTATCTATAAAGGAATATTTTTGTATTGCTATAAACACTGCTTTTTGTTGTGAAGTTAATTCTTTATTATTTAAAAATTGATGATCATACATTTCAAATTTCTCTGAGTTAGTATTAAACTTGTATCCATTACATTTACCTATTCTTAATTTTTCTATATCTCCTGATTGTTCTAATCTTTTAAGAGAATTTATTGTTCCTTGATTTGATAAGTCACAATCTTGTGCTAAACGTACAACACTTATTAATGATATCTTAGTTTGATTATTCATATATTTTTTTAATTGAGCATATGTATTTAAATCACTATATTCTTTATTTATAGTTCTGCCATCTTTTTTTTCTTGAAGAGAAGAAACTGAGTTTGGCACCTGTACGTGTTGATTTTTACTTGATTCCATGTTAAATATTAATAATATAAAGATACAAAAATAAACTGAAAAAATTTTATATAACTATGTTAAAAAATGTTAAAAAATGTTAAATATAATCTAGAAAACTGAGACATGTTTTGTTCAAATTTAGTGTAATTTTTCCCAAATTTAGTATGATGCATTTCAGATTTAGTATGATTTTTCTCAAATATAGTGACATACTATACTTAATATATACTTAATAATTACTATACTTAACTGTGGTTGTGAAGCTGAAAATATGTATAGAAACTTATAATAATAAAAATACAGTACTGGGAGTATATAGAATTAATTTCTTTTATGATGTAGAAAAATTTGTATAATAAAAAAAATAATTTTTATAGTTTAAGTCAAATTTAGTATAATCTTTTTCAAATTTAGTAAGGTAGAAATTTCAATATTTTAAAAGCAAAAAAGAAAATACAATACTGAAATAATATTCTACTAGAAAAAATAATTTAATCTAAAAAATTTTTTTTCTAAAATTTTTAATATATATATATTTTAATCGCGTGGTCTGTGTCCCAACTTACCCCCAACCTAAAAGGGCGAGAAAACGAGTAACGTGTGGTTATTTCAATCTCAAACTTTTTTATATACTAATAAAAATTAATATTATGGAATTTCAAGAGATCGTGGACAAAATCGAAGAAGGTCTAAGAGAAGAGGGCTTCACTGACCAGAAAATTGAGGCTGACGTAAAACCAACGTATCTCCCGAAAACCGGGATTTTCACCGACTGGGAGATAGGAAACAGAGGTACAGACATGCACACGTTAAGGCTGCTAACAGCCGATGGCTCAGGCATTTCTGTAAACACCTTGAAAACATTGGCCTGGAATGGTAAATTAGAGGATGTAAAATTTCGACCAGTAGAAAAAGAGGGTGACCTCAAGGGAAAATTTTCAATGATTGGTCAAACTCCCGTGAATCCACACATAAGTGGAAAAATGGCAGTAGTGGCAGCGCGGTGGCTAAATAAGAAATTTACAGCCACCGAAACCGAAAGAATCGTTTTGCCATACAAAAAGAGTGGATACGATACTGAAGAGGCTGCTAGGGCAGCGTTAACAACGAAAAGGTTTTATGTTGTAACAATGGTGAACAACTAAAGAAAATTAAGAGTATCCTTAGGGATACTCTTTTTTTAATGCCTCTATCCTACAGGTATAAACTAATACTATTAAGGCCACAATGGATATTACCGAAAACACAGAACATAAAGATATTATTACTGTCTATGGTGTATTTAGAGATAACTTTTTAATAAGTATTGAAACATTAGAGATATATAAATGCTTAGCTTATGGTATTATAAGAGAGAAGATAAACTATAGTATAGGATATTTTAACTTAGAATGGAGACCTAGCTTTGGATGTTATGTAATCTTTCAATACTATTTAGATAACAATTAGATTATTTTATTTTGAAAAAAGATTAATGTATTATGAGGAAGGATGGTCAGGACTTCTCAATCTCACAGTTACACTATTTTCTACTTTTTCAAAATTGTTCTAAACAACTTTTAAGTCTTTTTTATATCTTGATATATTTTGTAGTATTTTATATCAAATTATTCAATACAACAATACTACATTATATTATTTTCTTCTTTTAAATATTCATAACTTAATATAATATTCTCATATTTAAACATTAACCAAATTATAACACAATGACAACATTAAGAGAACTTATGCCTCAACAAGGTACATTTACAGGCTACAAAGAAATTAATGGTAAGCTTTGTATGATTATCAACGAAGTCAATTTTGTACCATTGTCTTTACTTACCGCATTAGTATTTATGGGTGATGCCAATGAAGCCAAGTTTAAAATGGTAGATCGTGCTTCTAGTCCTTTATACGGTAAATTCGTACTAACAGGTGTTAAGCCTATTAATCCAGAAATACCAGCTATGCCAGCTTCTAAAATTGTTGATTATTTAATTGGTAAAAGGTTTCAAGCTCTTGAAGTAGTCTGCACCGCAATGTCATTCAATGTTCATGGCTACAGAACTATTACAGAAGCTCGTCAATCTCTTTATTTAAAATCATTCTACCGTATTAAATTGTTTTAATTCTTCTTTGATTTTCTGTTATTTTCCTTAATTTTCTTTTAAAAGTCAGCATTGTTATAAGTATCTCACTTTTAAAAGCAGATACATAGGTTGTTATAGCTGTAAGCAACTTTACATGAATGAGATTGTTAATTCTTTTACATAAAGAAATGGACAAAATTAACTCACAAATTGAGTTTTTAAGAAGAAGAATAGTATTCTTAGAAAACTTGAAAAAGGTTGAAGACGATTTACCACCTGAATTGGTAATGCAATTACTCTTAACGGGTTCAATGTCTGAAGTCTTAATAGTCTTAATTGACAATGTCAAAAGAGATTATTCAATTAGCGTAGATTGGTTGATTAGTACATTAAGACCGGCTGTTATTATAAGAGGTCCAAGAATCTTTTTTAATTAAAATTAATCAAAATGCCTTCACCAGCAAAACGTACAATTATCATTAGAACTCCAGGCAAGATAACTGTCTGGAGTAATAATGTTTCTAAAGAGGATTCTGGTACAACCAGAAAACTTCCATCTAACGTAGCAAATAGAATCCTTGATACATTAAGTACTATTCCTAACATTAACAATGTGCTTTATATAAATGAAGATATTAATAATGCAATAGCCAGATGTGCTATCATGCAGTCCAATATTTCATTTATTGCACTACAAGAAGAAATGAAAAAATATACAGAACCTTATAACTTTAAATAATATATACTATTAAAGTATTTATAGTAGATGTTATACTACAACGATCTGTTGCTGATTTTGGTCAACCATTTAAATATCATCGTTAATTCACACTTATGAATAATATTAATAAACAATTAATCTTATTTTCAATTCTAAAGCTTATTGACAATTATAAAAGTCATAAATTGAAGTGCCATAGTATTTACTCTTGTCCTTTATGTCTCATATATTATAAGGATAATAATAATCCATTTGAACAAAGTACAACAGAATGCACAAAGTGTCCAAACATTGCCTTTACGAAAAGTAATGATGTACGTGGTTGTTGTCAGCGTGGAATTGATATCTCTAATTTATCATTTTATATAGAGGGTTATGAAACAACTCAAGTTAATGATATAACTCTAGCTGAATTTTGGCAGAATGTACATGATTTGTTTGTAACTAAAGAAGAATCTGAACTCCTTGAAATGGGTGAAGATCTTCAGCAGTCTATTCGTGACATTGCTAATAAATATAAGTAATGGAAGATTGGAAAAAAGAAATTGAAAAAGCTGCTTCACATTATAAAGGCATAACATTTCGTATATCACCAGAGTCTGATGCACTTTATGATATATTTATGGAAGCGGCTATGCATCCTGCTACTCAATTCTTTCATCAACAAGGATTGTATACTTCTAAACAAGTCAGACAATTAATTATTGAATTTTCAAGTGAATACCCTAAAATGTTTTATGAAATAATGAAACAAACTAGTGTAGTTCCTAATAAATTTGATGTTATAAATGATTGGTTTAAATTTAAAGAAATTCCCGAGTCTGATCAACTGGGATAACTGAGTCGGCCAGTTAGAGTTCGACTATTCTTGATAGTAAAGTTTGAAACTATTGAGTGAAGAAATATGTCAATGCTGGAAAAATCGTGAGCAACGCGAAGATCCCGAGTATTGTTCCAAACCAGTATGTATGTGAGTACTGATAATATGTTGATTAATCACTTGTCGTGTATGTGCAACCCGACTTTAATTCAACAATCAAGCTGTCCGGTTATGCCCTTTAATTCATTTTAATTGTGGCTCTATTCCGGCTTAATGGTTATAGGTGACTATCGTAAAACGAATTTCGTTCCGATGTTGGAACCTTTTTAAATGTAGAGAGAAGTTCGCTGTTGAAATATACTGAGCGTATGGATCTCAAAATCCGGTAAAATCCTCACTTGCCTATATTGGCCTTCGGGGTTGCGTTTGCGGTAATATAGTAAACCGTGGATAGGAAATTAGCTCAGTTGGTAGAGCGTATGCTTCATAATCATAAGGTCAGTGGTTCAAGTCCACTATTTCCTACTATTTTTCTTTTTATTGTTTTATTATTTATTAATCTTTAATCAACCACAACATGTTTGCACATAAATTAGGTAATGAAGCTCGTGATAAAATCACTGGGTTTCAGGGTATTATTACATCAAGAGTTGAATTCTTAACAGGTTGTAATCGTTATTGTGTACAACCTCAGCAATTAGAAACTGGAAAACCACTTGATCCAATTTACTTTGATGAAGGTCAGATTGAAGTAGTTGGTAATGGACTTCTTCCAGAAGAAGTTCAAACTGAAAAAAGAGGTGCTTGTTCACCTAATCCATCTTTTAAATAATTGTTTAATCAACACATTATGACTACAATAATACCTGCATTTTTAGTATATAATCTCTTAGAAGATACACAAGAAATGAACAAAGAGTTTGAAGAACGTGCTAAAAATGCTCTTCTTGAATTCAAAAGTGCTACTAAACTTCCAAGAAAGTTGAAGAAAAAGGTTCATAAAGAAGCTATTAAAAAATATAACCTTTACAAAGGACTTATTGATTGGAATAATGATTTCTTAATTAATGGAGTTTATAAAGATTAATATTATGGACAAAATACCTTATGAAAAAATCACGAGAGCGTTAATTTATCTCGTAATTACTCTTGTTTTTATCTATATCATTATAAGAATATTTAAAGTATAAAAAGTAAGGAATAACAATCGTCAAGGTACAATACTGTAGATTGGTTGTTATTCCTATTACTTTTCTTACTTATTCTATACTTTTGATAATAATTCAATATTAAAGTATTATATTTGCAAACTATATAAACTAATACTTTATTTATTTATCAATAACTATAAGAATATGAAAACAAAAACTAATCGAGTACTAGCCTGAAAACCCCAACTAAAAGACTTTAGAGATTTTCCTCCAGTCAACTTTCCAACTACTTTATCTACTTCAGTAGATCTGAGACCTAATTTTCCTCCAGTTTATGATCAGGGAGACTTAGGTTCATGTACCGGTAATGGAAACGCCGCTGTTTATGAGTTCACAAAAATGAAACAAGGAAAAGATTATTTCCCTCCATCAAGACTAGGTATATACTATGATGAACGTGTCTTAGAAAATACCGTTAACGATGATGCAGGAGCACAAATACGAGATGGTATCAAAGTCATGAAGAATTCAGGAGTTTATCCAGAATCAATGTGACCTTATGATACAACAAAATTTACAGTAAAACCTCCACAAGAGTGTTATACAACTGCATTAAAAAATGAAATTGAAAGTTACTCACCTATTACCCAAACTTTAGAACAACTTAAAGGTTGTATTGCTTCTGGTTATCCGGTAGTATTTGGTGTAACTTTATATGATTCATTTGAATCACATGATGTAGCTTTAACAGGTAATGTACCAATGCCCCAATCAACAGAATCAATTATAGGTGGACATTGTATGGTTCTTGCAGGATTTGACAACAATAAATCAATCAATGATACAATAGGTGCATTTATTGTTAGAAATAGTTGAGGCAATAATTGAGGAGATCAAGGATATTGTTATATTCCATATGATTATATAATTAATCTTGGATCAGACTTTTGAATGATTAAATTAGTAGACTAATATAAATTAATTAATACCATTAATACCATTAATATTATTAATTAACAAAGACTAAGCTACCACTTTTGTGGTGGCTTTTGTTGTTTCTACTTATCTATATTGTTTATATTAAAAATAAAATAATTAAAAAATGGCAACAAAAGAAATTAAAATAAATGAAGAAAGATATTTTTAACTTAATAGATAGTTTGATGGTTTAAACTTATAATAAAACCACTATGATTGTGATGTAATAGCCTGATAGATTAGTCAAGTACAGGTAAGACTTCATATATAACCCTTTTCACATTTACACAACAGATAGGTTAAGTCTGTTATTCTAATAAGCTGTGTATCAGTACGTTCTTTGCTTACAACTCTGGTTATTATTCGCATATGATCAGAGTGTTTTACACAACGAGCTTCAGGTGGAAGTTTCGTTGCTGATTGTTTAAGCAATCAAAGCCTCTAGGCTGAATTTCCTAGGGGCTTCTTGTGTAATTATTACGAACTTATAATAAAATCCTTATGAAGTTAACTAAAGAAAACGTTTTAATTGCAGTTAAATCCTTAATAAAAGGATATAAAGAAGGTACTATTGTACATCATCTTAATGCCTGCCCTCTATGCTTAATTTATGAACATGAATCAAGCTTATATTGTGACAATTGTTTAAACAATGTGTTTAAAGATAAAATTAGAAGCAACCGAAGCTGTGTTAATAGAGGAAATCTTTATAGTCAGCTTAACTATTTGCAACATGAAAATAACCTAGTGATAGGTAATTTTTGGCAAGATGTATATGAAATAGTAAAAGATTTAAAAGAAGAAGAGCTTTTGTTAATGTCTGCCGTAACAAAAGTGAAAATTTTAATTGTTGCAGAAAAGTATAGACTACCCAGTGATGTGTAGTTTACAAACCAGTAAATTAATAGATATGCTAGAGTTTTTAATTAAGTTAGCTGCGGATAATCAGAATGCTTCTGAATGCCTTACTGGGATAATTGATGGCTCTACGGAAAATGCAGTTGCAGGACTTGCAATAATTCCAAAAATAAATAAATGCCATATCATAGGGAATGATTTAGATACATTTTATACAAAGATATGTAATCGAAATTATGAACTTATGGCTTATCTCTGTAAAAGTGTACCAAATGAGACGCTAAAAATTGCGTGCTCAAAGAGTTCAATAGAAGTTTTATCAAATTGGATTAACTCCTTTAAGGAATCCAATTATTAAGTTTTAACAATTTTAATTTTTACAAAATGAGCGAAGAAGTAAAAGATTTGGGAGCATTTGAATCCAGTTTAGTCAGGAACAACTCCCAAATTAAAAAGGACAGAGCCGCGGATATACGTCTTGATGCGGAAACAGTTTATGGACGTCAAGTTGAGGATTTAGAGATTGCAATTCGTAAGTTAGTTAGCAAACGAAATTCTACTCTTGATCTCTCTCCAACTAACTCTATGAGTTTAGTTCCTGCTGGTGAATTTGACGGTGTAGCATTTGCTATCAATGATCAGAATCTTTCATTGGAAATCCGAAATCTCAAGATTAAACACAAAAGTGCAGAAGCTCGGTTTAATTACTTGTTTAAAGACAAGAATGCGAATCAAGATGCACCAATTTTGGAGGTTGAATAATGGGAGGCGGAGGTTATTCATTTCAAGACAGGCAAGTTAGAGCAGCTACACAAAACTATGCTAAAAAATCTGTTTACGAGAACTTTGAACAAAGAAATACTCATAACCAAATGTCTGCTGTTGGTATTATAAGAGAATCTTGTGACTCTGAAGAACATCCTAATAGTGTTCCACTTATCGTAGGACTTGATGTTACAGGTTCTATGGGTATGGTTCCTCAAATGTTTATTATCAATGGATTACCAACTCTTATGGCTGAAGTATTTAAAGCTGGAGTAAAAGATCTTCAATTAATGATTATGGCTATTGGTGATCATAAAGTGGATCGTTCTCCTATTCAAGTAGGTCAATTTGAATCAAGTGATGAACTTATTGATAAATGGTTACAATTGATTCACGTTGAAAGTGGCGGCGGTGGGAACGGTGGTGAATCTTATTCACTTGCTTGGGCATTTGCAGGCTATCAAACAAAACTTGATTGCTTTACTAAACGTAATCAAAAAGGGTTTTTATTTACTATTGGTGATGAACCGGTTCATAAGGAAGTAAGTACAAATGCTTTACAAAGATTTCTTGGTAATGGTGATATTTCCACCTCAGCAACAGAACAACTAAAAAAAGCTCAAGAATTGTATCATGTTTATCATCTTCATTTAACTGAAACAGGAAGTGGTTCTTCAAGTAGAACTACTAGTGATTGGAAAGAATTAATGGGAGAACATTGTATTTTGGTTAATGATTACAATGAAATTCCAATTCTTATTGGTAGAGTTATGAGTAGTATTTTTTATGGTAGTGCTGGTCAGAGTAATATAGCTCAAGAGTCAAAACTAAAACAAAAAGAAAATAAGGAGTCAGCTAAACCCCAGGCTGTAGCTTCTTCATTTAATGGGGAAATATTATAAAAACAAGAATTGTTATGGGAGGATCAGCAGACATTGTAACTAAGCCAACTTCATTTGAAGATATGGCACAGAATGAATCTATTGAAACACAAGTTCCGGGACCGGAAGCAAATGAAACTCCGGTAGTTTAAAAAAAAATGAATCATGCTGTTATTGGACTAGGATTTGGTGATGAAGGTAAAGGATTAGTTACTGATTATTTATCTAATATTTTTTATAATCCTCTAGTAGTTAGATACTCAGGTGGTCAGCAAGCTGGTCATACTGTAGTCAAAGATGGAATACGGCATGTATTTTCGAACTTTGGGTCTGGTACTCTTAATAGGGTGCCAACCTATTGGTCGAAATATTGCACTGTAGATCCACTTGGTATAATGAATGAATATAAGATATTGGTATCTAAAGGTGTTGCTAATATTCATTTGCTTATTGATGAAGAATGTCCTGTAACAACTCCATTTGACAAAATGTATAATCAATATCAAGGTAACTATGTAAAAAATGGTACATGTGGTAGTGGGGTTGGGCAAACGTATCAAAGAGAAAAAGATTTTTATTCTTTAAAGTATCGTGATTTATTTTATCCAAATATACTTCTTTATAAGTTAAAAAGTATTGCTCATAATTATTACATGTATGCTTCTGTTGATACAGAAATATATGAATTTTTAGAACAATGTGCCTTTGTTACAAGTTTGTTTCAGTCAGTAAGAGGTTTACCTTCTTCAATTATTGGAATAGAAAACTATATTTTTGAAGGTTCACAAGGACTAATGCTTGATCAACATATAGGATTCTTTCCTAATGTCACTAGGTCAAATACTGGTTCTAAAAATATTTTAAAAATAGTTAAACAATTTAAACCTTGGTTAGTTACAAGAGCCTATCAAACACGACACGGTAATGGGCCAGTAACTGGTAACTCTTTATCAGAAGAAGATTTTGTTTCTCCTGAAAGTTATGAAGAAACAAATGTAACTAACCAGTTTCAAGGTCTATTTAGAAAGTATATGCTTGACTTAAGTCTAATTGAATATGCTATCAAATGTGACAAATATCTTAATATTAGAGATTGTAATATTGTAGTTACTTGTTTAGAACATCTTAAGGCTTATTCTTACTCTTATAAAGGAGTTACTTATAGATTCAATAAAGATAAAGAATCTTTTCTTATAGGTATAATGAAAATTTTAAATTTAGAGTATATTTATATAAACAACTCACCAGAGTCAAGTACTATAAAATATATGCCTATTTAAAAATATAGGGAGCCGAGGCCCTAGACAATTTAGTGTAATGTAGCACGCGACCATGAGGTTGAAGTCCTGGTTCAATTCCAGGAATTGTCACTACCCACAACTTATGGGGACCAACTATGGTTTGAATAGTAGGATTTTTATCATGTTTTAAGCCTTAAATAAAATAACATGATCTGAATAGTTCGCACGTTCGAAGATAGAGGACTGAAGAGTCTGTTGCGATATATAATTACCAGTGTTAGATAAAGGGTCATGTCCTCTAACACTGGGTAATTTGATTTAATTTTACTAAGAGTTTTTGTTTTTTATTAACCATAATTACTTATACAAATGACAAATCAAGTAAAGAATGCCTCTGAAAAGAGATTAGCAAAAGTAAAAAATGCCTTAACTGAAGTTAAAATCCATGACTTTGCAATGGGTGAATTAAGTACAGAGTTAAAAAGACTTGGTGCTCCTTATGGAATATCTATTCCTGCTATTCTGAAGAAAGCCAGTATTATTGTTGAAAGCAACATTAAAGGTTGCTTTAATTTAACTGACCGTTCAATCTGGGACATCAAAATTCTAACTGAAGAACTGGATAAATTGTCTACAACTATTTCTACTTACAAATTTAATTGGAGAAAGAACAAAAAATCAGATGACTCTACTGAAATGGTAAGAACAAAACCAGCCAAAGTTATTGTTAAGAATCTCAACACTGAAGATCAAGCAATCGAATTGTTGAAAGCTCTTGGTTATAAAATCTTGAAACCAGTAATTGATTACAAAGAAATCTAATAACTGTAGGGTGTAAAAGCCCCACTTTTAGAACCAAACGCATGAAAAAATTTAAGTATTATTACTGGTGGGATTCAGAAAGAAGTCCTATAGCATATGTTGAAGCAGATGATTTTAACGATGCAAAAGAAAAGATAAAAAATAGTGAGTATTGGACAAATGATGGAGATCTTCAGGAAGTAAAAGAGTTTAAGCAACCAGATCCAATACCAGTTATTTAACTATTACAAAAACATTAAGGTGAAGTCAGCAATTTCTAAAATTTCACAAGTCTGTAAAACTAGGAACATGGGTTCGAGTCCCATTGCCACAAGATATCGTACAGTTGGTAGTATAAGAAAAAAAAGTTCACCTGAAATATTAAGATGAGTTCAGCAATTCAAAAATTTAACTCCTAGATCTCGGTGTCACAGTGTCAAATCTGTATTCCGCCATGCGGAATTAGCTCAGTGTAGAGCACGAGAATATGTTAACAAATCTCATCTGATTTATTAAGATTACTTACAGCAACTTTAATTTATAATTTTTAATAGAAATGAAAAGCCAAAAAAAGTAATCTGACCTACAAGTATAGTCACTAATTGATTTAGATTAGTTCACTTCCAATCAAATATATTAGTATTGATACAACTGAACCTAGTGGTTAGCAGAAGCTTCTTTATAGGGCTATACTTAATTAAACAAAAAACAAGGTAGGAGACTGCAATTTATAAATAAAAACTATAAATTAAGTCAAACGAGAGAGTCCTGAGCTAAAATAGTTTAAGGATTTCCTACCTGTTAAATATATCCGAGGGCAGAATAATGTTCAATGGGACTCTCTCATAATTACAAATTAGGATTCAGTCTGGCGTAAAAGACTGAAATAAAACATGTAGTGATGCTCTACATTCCTAAAAATATTAGGGTTTCGTACAGCAATTTCAACCATTCGATTTGTAAACGAAAAAGGTGAAACCCGAACTACTAAGGTTACAAACTGCAATTCTATAAAAAATTCAAGCCTTATATTTTGAAAAATAGAACGTAACCTGAATTATTGTCTAGGGCTCTCAAAGCTGAGCATAAAAATAGGAGCTAAATCAGAAGCCTTTTAATACTCTTTCCTAGACAAAACATTAAGATCTCATGCAGCAATTTTAAACTATCAATCTTTTAAATTGAAACAAGTAAAACGAGATCTGCTCTATAAAGTACTTAAATGCATACCGTAAGATCTGCAATTAGGTCTTTTTTCCCTGAAATTCACACCTGCGTATTCGTAGAGAAAAGTAAGAAAAAACAAGGTAAGGTTGTAAACACAGCAATTTCTATACAAACTATGTAAAGTCAAAAAGGGAGGTCCTAAGAGTAGTTTCTTAAGATTCGCCTTACCTGTTAAATATGAATCTTTCTAAGTGAACTTAGAGACTTCCCTTTTAATATTTAAAGAAATATTATTAACAAATAAAATCAAAAACATGAACAACTTTCTTGATGAGGTTTCAAAACCTGGGTATATGGATGCCCGAACTGAAAATGGTGCTATTGCACATAGTACAACTGGTTCAACTCTTGTTGATCAGTTTTCAAAATCGGGTTCTCACAGAGATCGTGCAATAAATATAGTATTTGCTGAACAAGCATCAATAGATGCAAAGTTTGGTAAATGGGCATTAAGGTTTGTCTTTTACTTGCGCTTAATTACAAGGATTGTAAAATTCTTTGATGGCTCAAAGAGTGAAACTGCACAACGTGGACAAGGTAACCGCGATGAATCTTATAAAAGATACTTATGGTATCTACAAAACAAACCAGAGTTATTCTATAGCAATTTCTCTACGTTTATGGAATGTGGCTCAAGTAAGGATGTATTTGAAATCATGTGGTATGCGAAGAAATTCAATATCGAACTTGATGAAGAACGTCTTCTTCAGGAAGCTGTTGTATCCAGCGATGGTGGACTATACACGACTGATGATCTTCTACTAAAGTATTTGCCATTACAAAAGGCAGCATCTAAAGTAGTAACCGAAAGGGCAAAGTATAGAAACCATATAGCGAGAAAGGTTCAGGATCTCTCTGGTTTAAATGCTAAAGAGTTGAGAAAACTCAAATCTGGTGGTACTGCTCATACTTGGCAACAGCTTATCTCTAAGAAATTATTTGGAGAAATCAATTTTCATTTAATCTCTGGTAAGGCTCTTACTAAGATTGTTAGTAGCAAATTTTTGAATAATCATGGACTCGTGGAGAAATACGAGAAGTGGATTGCCGGTCAACCCGTTGCTAAGTTTACAGGATACGTCCATGAACTTGGTATGAAAGTAAAGAAAGGCTTGAAAGCTCACGAGAAAATGACTTATGACAAACAATTCCTAGGATTGCTTAAGACTAGTAAAACAGCCTTGAGTAATCGTAGGATAATTTCTGCTATTGACAGATCATCAAGTATGGACTGTAATATTGCTGGAACTACTGCTATGAACATTGCAGAATCTCTTGGTGTTTACTTTGCTAATCTTTTAGAAGGTCCATTCAATAAGTGGGTTATCCGTTTCTCTTCAAGGAGCGAATGGTTTAAACTTACTGGTGATGGATTTTGTGAACAGAAGCTATGTATGCAATGGGGAGATTGTCCTTCTAATACTGATTTTCAATCTATTATTAACTCTTTTGTTAATGTTAGAAAGAATAAGCCATCTATCGAAGAATCTGAATATCCTAATACTCTTTTAGTGGTTAATTGCTAGCCACCTTGTATAGTAATATACAAGTAAAACGCCTTAAATTGCGGGAAACTCCTTAAACTTTTTATACTAAATATTCACAGTGATGTAGAGTATGGCTGAACTAATTATTCAGGTATAGTAAAAAGTAAAAAGATTGGACAATCCGCAGCGAAATTTCTTATTATTATTTTATATAACATTCTATAAATCGTTTGTTAATGTGGAATTTTATTCTTAAATTTGTATTTAATTAAAAAATATAAAATATGGGAAAAAGACTTTATACATTAGATGAAACATTTTTTGAAGTTATTGATACTGAATTTAAAGCTTATTGATTAGGCTTTCTTTATGCTGACGGTTATATATCTAAGCGAAAATCTGGACAAGATGTATTTGGGATTAAATGTAGTATTAACTTACTAGAACATTTAACTCAATTTAATAATTCAATTAGTTGTAATAAACCTATTGGAGAATATACATCAAATTCAGGTTATAATAAAGGAAATAACTTTATTCAGTTAACAATTATTTCTTCAAAGATGGTAAATGATTTAGAAAGGTTAGGATGTATTTCTAATAAATCTTTAATTTTAAAATTTCCAACAATAGATCAAGTTTCAGAAGAATTTATTCCTCATTTTTTAAGAGGATATTTCGATGGAGATGGAACTGTTTTTATGTCAGCTAATACTAATGGTGTTACTGATGTTAAATATCAACGAATAAATGTTGGTATATGTGGAACCTTTGAATTTTTAGATAAAGTTAGAGATATATTTAAATTAGAAAATTGTATTTATAAAGAAAAAAGAAAAGAATCAAATACCTGAACTTTTAAAATTGCAGGTAATAAAAGATGTTTAGAGTTTTATAACTTTATATATAATGATTCTCATATTAAATTACTTTATAAATATAATATTTTTAAGGAAAATATTAAGAAAGACGTTCAGAGACTATAATAGGCTATCCATGTAAATGGATAAAGGTATAGTCCGACTTAAAGAGAAATCTTTAAGAATATATCGTAGCGATATGCAATTTGATAGTTCTTATACTTGGGCTAATGATAGAGAAAATCAAAATATTCAAACTGAATATCAAATTGCTGTTAACAAACTTAAAGCTGTTTTCAGTGAAGAGTTTGCTAACGATTTTGTATTCATTTGGTGGGACGTTACTGGTAGAGTACCTCAAGCACAACCCCAACGTATTGAAGAACCAGGTGGTTACTTTGTATCAGGATTTGATGGGGCCATTATTGATAGTATCTTAGGATCTATTGATAAAAAGGAATCCGTTGAACAAAGCATTGAAACTGTATTATCTCAGGAAATTCTTGAGAGGGTACAGTACTAATATATTAAGGTGAGTTCAGCAATTTCCTTTTAGTTAAAATTTTGACTCATAATCGAAAATAACGGTTCAATTCCGTGCCTCACCTGATCTATAAAGTAGAAATACTATACATTAAGGATACATACAGCAAACTTAAAAACAACTTCAATTATGGTTTTTGAAAAACAAAATGTATCCTGTAATTTTTTATGTTAGTTTGGTTAGGTTGCTGGGGTAGAGATCACAATATTCTCTGCTCCAGCTTAACCAAATAATAAATTACTTATGAGAAATTATAAAATAACTTATTTAAAGGATTCAGAGGAAAGAGTTACAGTTGTAACTGCTCCAACTAAAGATAAGGCAAAAAACATATTATGTGAATTATTACCTAGTATTAAAATAATCAAAACACTATTAAAAAGATAAAAAAATGTTACACTTATTGTATGTTATATTCCTTGCCTTAGTTGCTACTTATTATTTTAGTTTAGTATTACACTTAAGTGGAATAGTTACTATATATAAGCATAGTATGTTAGATTTATGGGTGTTATTTATACCTTTTTATTGTTGGAGAAAGAAGTTTTTTTTACATAAAAAATAAGAAAATGGATAAAGGTTTAGAGCTTACGATGATATATGCTTTAGAATGCATAACTCGTAATAGTCCCGGATACAAAATGACTCATACTGTTTCGAGAGAAGTAGATGATGACATTCCTGTATTTTTTAGAAGAAAGAGTAGGAAGAAAAGTCCCGAAAGGATTTCTATTCATATTAATCTTGTAAGAGAAGAAGAGTGATTAAAAATGTGCCAATAACAGCAAAGCTATATGGGAGAAATCCTGTATAGCTTTCAATTTTTTACCTATGACTTTAAAAGTATTATTCGCTCTTGTAGTTATTTATACTGCAATTGAGCTTATTTTTTACCACATTCAAGAAGTTAGATTTTTCAAGAAACTAAAGAAATTTGATCCTATTACCTATAAAGGTGAGAAGTTTAGATTTTTAAGTTATGATAAATCTGGTAAATTGAATACAATAGATGAGTATGGCATTCTTCGTAAGTTTTCTAAAGATAAACTTGCAAAGGATAATATAGATTTTAAGAGTATCTTAACACTACTTAATAAGAAAAAATAACACAAACAAACACAAACAAACACAATGAAAAGATTATTTATTATTTTATTCTTTATCTTATTCTCAATACAAGGTTATTGTCAGTCAGGAATAAGATTAAAAGCTTATGCTGTATCTACAAAAGCAGAAGACACTAATTGGAATTGGACATCATGGAGTGCTGTAGATGTAGTTGTTACATTGGATACAGATAAACTTGTTATCTATCTTAAAGAACCACAATCATTTGTTCTTTTAAAAGCTATTGATAACGTTATTCAAACCAATAATGCTTCTGAAAGTAGTACCTTTTTAGCTATTGATGATCATGGTAAACGATGTAATATTCAAATTGCTATAAAAGGATCTACTCCACAATTGTACATTATTTATAGTGATGCACAAGTTACTTTCTTATTGAAAGAATAAAAGAATTGGCAAAACATTCATGCCAAGTTAAATCAAAGAAATTTGATGAGTACTAAAAATGATGGAAAGTAATTTCTGTACATACTGCTCTCCTTGAGAAAGAGAGTCACGGATCACACCGAGAGTACAAGTACGGTACTACAGTATGGAATGAGTTCTCAGCAAGTGATTATGGTTGAAGCTTAGATGAAATAGGATAAAGCTAAGGGTTTGGCTCTATAGAATTTCTAAGAAACCCCGAAAGACCCGCAGTAATCACGTGACCCTATCTTTACAAACTTATCATGTCGGTGAAAAACCTTCTAATGTACACAGATAATAGTGATAGAAGTAGTCATTTCTACTTGGAATGTAAAGAGGGTGCTAAACGATATGCCCTTATATTCACCCACCAAAGTGATATAAAACGGTTAAATAGGATTTATTTAGTATTATTGTAATTACAAGAAGATGTGCATCCAAGCACTGACAAGCCTGTGAACAGGTCGCGTTTATTATTTTATAAGTAAGAAATAAGGTGTTTAATTAATTTTTACCTTATTAAAATTAGATGTATATCACATACATTAAGAGCATGGAAAACTTAAGTGAGATCAAATCATTAATTAGAGGAAAACTAGTAAGTACTCTTTTTAATGATTTTAAATTTTTAATTAAAAAATTATGTTAATAGCATTTATTTTAATCTGCATTCATTACATTGCAGATTTTATTTGTCAAGATGAACAATGAGCTTTAAACAAATCAAAAAGTAATCTTGCTTTAATTAAACATACAGCTACATATACTTATATATTTATATTAATGTATAGTTTTTATTTTTTAGCAAATTCAGGAAATATTTCATATGGAGAAAGTATATTTACACTTAAGTTTTTATTATTCTTTTCAATTACTTTTGTTACCCATACAATTACAGATTATATTACGAGTAGGATTGTATCAAAGAAATTTGCGAATAAACATTTAGGAAGTCCAATACCAAATTTTGGAGCATTTTCAATGATAGGATTTGATCAAGTAATACATTATGGAACATTATTTTTAACTTATCATTATGTTATAAGTTAAATAAATAGGCGTGTAACTCAGCGGTAGAGTAATTCCCTGATAAGGAATAAGTCGAGAGTTCAATTCTCTCCTCGCCTACTAATTTTATAGTATTATGAAAAAACAAATTGAAACAAAACTTGATATGAAATACGAATTTAAAATTACTGATGAAGATGGCAATGTTTTTTTATACGATGTTAGCCGTAGTTCGTCTTCTAAACGTGGCACAGTTAGATTTAAAAAATATTAAAAACTAAATTATGAACACAGAATTTGTTGAAATTTGTAAGGTTCTTAGACCTAGAGATAGTTTTAAAAAAGAGTATATATCTTTTAATGAATTATTTAATTTAAAGTATCCAGAGGATAGATTTGATGAAAATAGTAGTTTTAATATTCATATTGCTATGTTATGGAGCAAATTTATTATTTATGCTCATGTTTTGGATGATATAGTTATGAAACATTGGAATGGTCATAATAAAGTACCAGAATTTACAGAACATGTTTGTAAAAAAGGTACTAAAGTAAGAGTATGGATGGTATCAAGAATGGGCGATGTTGGTATTACTGATAATATTGTTGATCCTATTGGATATGATTGTAGAATTGATGTTGAAGAGTTACATAATTGGGAAATAATAAAAGAGTTTGAATTATAGTATTATTAAAGATCAGGTTGAATTACTTAATTTTATAGATTGGTTACCAGACTTGGAAAAAGGAGAAACATATTATGTGTGCTTATTTGCAAGATCAAAATATTGTAAAGATATAGTACATATAAGTTCAGATAAACAACAACTTAAAAGATTTACTTCTGATAAAGAGCCTTTATTTAGAAAAATTAAACAACTTGAATGTGAAGTCGGCACATACTTTCAAAAAGATATACCAATTCCTCAAGAAGCACTAGCTATCTATATTTCACCTAATCCGAGAAGTTTTGAAAAAGCTGCTAAAAATAGTTTAATTAAATTTGCCCAGAAAATAACTATACCCTATGATGGATATAATCCTCATCAAGAAGTTATGAGTGAAATACAGAAGGCTAAGAGTAGGGGAATATTTGTTAACATGGATGTTGATTTTATTCCAGAGTTAACTGCTACAGAAGTTGATTTAAAAGGCTTTAAAGACATGGCATATAGATGTATAAATCCAGATGCTTGTAAGTGGATTAGAACTAGAGGAGGGTTTCATCTCTTAGTTGAAGTAAATAAAGTTCAATCCCAATATAAGAATACTTGGTATATTGATTTGTCCTCTATATGGAAAATTGATCAAATAGGAGATGGAATGATTCCTATACCAGGTTGTACACAAGGGAATTTTATTCCGCGCTTAAGTTTTTAAATTTAAATTGTGTATAAACAATTATGGAAGATTATAGTTTAATATTAAAAGATTTTCAGAGAAGTCATAGAATAACTCATTCATGGTTTACTAATCTATATAGTGTTTCTGCTGAAATGATTCACTTTTTTTGGAGAAAATAAGAAATTATTAGAGGAAAAAATTATGAAGGACAATATAACTGCATTATCTGAATTTATTATAAAAAGAGTTCCTGAAGCGACAATTATAATAGAAGGAGATAATTCAAGACAGTATTTAACTAAACTTCTTGTTATACTACCAAAAGATTTAAAAGCTCTATTAGGAGCTATAATAAGTAAAATGTCAATAGAACAATTTAATAAAATAAAGAATGGAGAAGAACTTCAATAATCGACCAAACAAATCTTATCAAACAGGAGATGGAGAAATATATCACTCTCGATCAGTTGCTGTTGTTGCTGTAGTACTTTTACTATGTAAAGGAAAACATCATGTACTTTTAACTAAAAGATCAGATATTATGATGGACGAACCTGGGAAATGGTGTTTACCGTGTGGATACCTTGATTGGGATGAAAGTCTTGAGCAAGCTATTATAAGAGAGGTCTATGAAGAGACTGGGCTTATGTTATCGGAACATGAAAATATAATTATTGCTATTGCTCCTAATATTAGGATAGATAGTAATCCTGAAAGCAATCATCAGAATGTTTCTATTGCTACTTGTTTTCTGCTTGAATCAGATATATTTCCGTTGCTTAATGATTCAACCTTAGAAACGTCTGCTATTAAGTGGAAAAGTATTGAAGATCTTATGGATATGGATTGTGCGTTTAATCATAAAAGAGTTGTTATAGATGCAATTAATAAAGTATATAAAAAAGTATATGAATGTTGTGGGGGAAAATGAAAGTGAAATGAAAATGGTTTATGATGAAAATCCTTTAGAAACATATAAGCGATGGGTGAATTGGTAAAAGACTCTTTGACTATTGATTCTGCAAAAGAGAATCCATTTTATATTGATTGTACTGATGAAGGCATTTGGTTTCTACGACGAGGTAAAGAGAAATACTTTGGAACTCATATTAAAGTTGATATAATAAATCTAGCCGAGAGACTTAATAAAGCTCACAAACCTAATGTTGTACAAGGCAATCCGCTTACTATATTAGTATGTTGGAATGATCATGAAAAATATGAGGATTGTAATTATATAGAAGAGATTTCTCCTGCAAAAGAAGGTCTCTTTTATAAGTATATAATATCCAAACCTTTTGGCAATTGGGTTGATCCAATGGCAGAATACTTTGTTCTTAGGTTAGATAATAAATGTAAAGATAAAGTACATCTTGCTGCTTGTAGAGCTGCTATACTTACATATGTTGAAGAAATACAAGATTATAAACCTAAGTTATGTCAGGATATACTTGATAAATATTTAATTTACTAAACACAGATGAGAAAAAAATTAATTATGTTGATTATAGTATTATTTACTATATTTCCAACACAAGTGTGGGCACAAGATTACAATAAAGTAATCAAATGGTCTCCAATAGATATGTATTTAAATCAAGCAAATTTTAGTCTTGAACAAAATCAAGGAAAAAATTCTATAATAATAGATATAGGAATACCATTAAATAGATCAATAAATAATAATACATACAATTATACTAAACTTGGAGTACAAAGTGTAAGGTTTGCTTATAGACACTATACTTCCAATGTTTTTTATAAATATACAATGACTGGCTTTTACTATGAGCCTTATATTCGTGAGAACACAATAATGTTTAATGCAATACCTCCTACTATAAATCTTAAATTTAATTCTTATTTATATGCTACAAGTTTAGGTATACAAACTGGATATCAATGGAGAATACATAATAATATTACAATTGATTTATATTTTGCAGGACTTGAGGTTGGAAGAGCAAATGGTCGATTAATTGCTTACTATAAAAATCCAGTAGATGGTCTGAAGATGATTGATTTTATTAATCAAAAAGTTGAACAAAATCTTCCAAAATATGCTCTAAAGAATTATCAAATAGGAATGCTAGATGGTGCGGTTTCAGCTACTTTAAATAATACTCCCTATATTGGATTTAGAGGTGGTATAAGTGTAGGAATAGCATTTTAATTGTATTAAGTATGAAAAATTGTATATTTATTGGGTTAAATGTAGCTATCTCGTTTAGATAAATTAACAGAGTTATGTCAAAAAAGTTAAATCAAGAATCAGCATTTCCAACATTAGAATATAATGAATCTGGATATGGTGATTGTATTAAGATTATAATAGGAGATAATATTAACTATATTCCTTTTACAAGAGGGATGAATAAACGATACTATACTGCTTGTATAGCTATGGATTCTTTAATTAAAGTTAAAGGCCATTTACTTAATCTTAAAGAAATAGTTAAACAAGCTTATGAAGTAGCTGATATAATGTTGGAAATGGAAGATAAAAATGATTGAGCAAGCATGTGTTGCTCTTATAAAAATATTAATATATATTAGTTTAGGAGTAATAAGTACACTTATGTTAGTTTGTATGTGTATTATTATGGCTACTATATATTATTTAGTTAAGTATTTAAATATTAAAACAAAATAAAAAAAAATGAATGCATTAGAAATGTTAAGAACCAGCAAAACAGTTGCTGAAAGAGCGGATTCGTTCGCTAAAAGTATCAAAAGAAATATTCAGAGGAATATTTTAGATCCTCTTGTTGTGAAACAGGAAGAGATTGAAAGTGAAATCTTTGAGTTAAGTAATTTTACCTTAGATACAAATCATAATAGGGGTTTAGCCGCAATGACCCAGAAAGATTGTGAAGACAGATTTGCTAGACTTATTCAAATTAGATTTGATTTAGATCTTATCAAACTTGAACTTAAGTCAAAACAAGCTGCATTTGATGAATATTTCCCTGAAGAAGTAGTTAAGGAATCTTTTCTTGAAGAAGTAGGAGATGTCAAGAAAGCCTAATGTTTACATTAGCTGTCCTATTTCAGTTTCTTTAAATGTTTTAAAAGATACAGCAAATTTAATATCAAAAGAAGGAGCAAACCCTGTTTATTGGAATAGATTTGATAAATATAATCATGAAAATGATATTAAAAGCTGTGATGCTTTCGTTTTAATTAATGAAAACAATGCTTTTAAAAAAGGGACTTATTCTCTTCCAATTGGATGTTTGAAGGAATTGAAAGTAGCAATAGTTAATAAAAGGGATTTGTACTTATCATATGAATCTGCCAATGGTAGATATTTATATCAGATAAGTACTTCAGATTCAGAAATAGTAACTGGTTTACCAGGAACTACAGGTATGTTTACTACTAGTATGAAGAAAAAGTCTAATGAAGTATCTCCTACTGATGATGTAAATAAGTTCGTTGAATTTATTTCTGGTAAAGTTGGTGGTGGAGATATAAGATCTCCTGGTATTCCAACTCCATACACAATTAGAGTTACTCCTGATCTTGCCGAAGTTACTATTAACAAAGTATTTGATCGTAGAATAATTCTATTACTTGGATAATATGTTAAAATGACTATTAATTACAGCGGCAGTTTGTATAATTATCTTATGTTATCTTGTACTTAGAGATATAGCACAAGATAATTGACAAACTCCGATGTATAAATAAATTGTGGAGACATTACTTCACTCTCTTGTAGGATTTATCGTATTGATAAATATATTTATCTTATTTGAAATAGTTTCAATTATAATAAAAATAGATAAAAGTTTCAAGATTCTTGAAAGTGATATTGTTATTTTATTTAATTGGATTACTATTGTAGTTGATATTGTTTCAATAGTATGTTTTCTATCATATTGGATAGGTAAGATACTATTCTAAACAATAAGAAGTGAATGGATGATTAAGATTCACTCTTAGTAAAAATAAGCATTGACTTATAGCAAAGACTATTATATCTTAAAGCCGTATTCGGGTTAGTGAGTAAAGAGAGAACCTGCCTTTATCATTTTAATGAGTAAAGAAAAATCACATTAAATAACTCTTCATTGTGGGGATATATCGGTGACCACTAATAGGGCCCTTAGCTCAGCCTGGTCAGAGCAGCTGACTCATAATCAGAAGGTCAGGGGTTCAAAGCCCTTAGGGCCCACATCCTTTTTATATTTGAGTGAAGTATAGTATCTCATGGTTAAAATATAATGAACTTGAAGGTTCAAAGTAACCTTAATTAGCTATTAACTATCCCAAAGGCATGGGAATTCTTATGAATGGATTAATAATTAATGTTTTTTTACCTGGAGCTATTGGTGGTAATGTAGCCCATACAACAAAACAAAAGAACACTGTAAGATTAAGTAAAGGTGAGTCTATGACTCGCACGATATTACATACAGATCGTGAATACCAGGAGTGTTGTAAAGTAATTACCATATCAGATACAACTCTTGAAGCTTGGGAATCGGCAGAAACCCCGTTTTGGGAGGATGATAGAAAGTGGAAGAAAATGAATAAATCTCAACGTGTATATTCCTACTTAAGTCGATTCGATGAAGGCTATGGCTTTTCATTTGAAATGATTAGATAGGAATATATCAGTGTTAATGTTTGTTTAGTGTTAATCCCGGAGAGTATATTAATTTTACTTTTCGGGATTTTTTCTAATTTTCTTTTAGTATCTTTGTATCCTATTTCTCTCTCAATATTTTTGAAGAGAAATAAAAGTTTTATATGGGGATGACTGATTTTGACAGCGAAGAAGAAGATTTTAGATTCATGCAACGTGCTGTAGAGCCTTGTACTAATTGTAAACGGCAAAGTAATTTCTTTACCTAGGTTTAAGTCTGTTAGATTAGCAGCTTAATTTACCTCGGGTGTTAGATTATCACCTTGGAACAGAACATAGTCTAAACAAAAGCTTGCAGTTTCTTTATTCTGTAAAAATAAAGTGGTGGTAGCTCTAGTCGTATCTGGTTAATTATTTAATTAGTTATCTATATCGGTTAGTCCCGAGAGAAGGAAACTCTTAAAACCTAAGCATGTAAGAAAATTTATTATTGTAAATTTGTTTGGACCGGGGTTTGATTCCCCGCATCTCCACATTTAGTTCAGAAAGTATCAAATGTAGTTCGTCTTCTAAACGTGGCATAGCTGAACTATCTTTTTTTAAATCGCAGAATCGCAGAATCGCAGAATCGCAGAATTAAAAGATACTCCATGTATAAAATTAAATAACTCCCGACAACATGGTTTCAAGGAGTGTAAGTATCTTTTTTATTTTTAATTATAAAACAAACGAATAAATAAACAAAAGAAATTGGGAAGAGTTTTATGAGTGGTATCTATTCAGAGCTTTTAGATAAAAAAGTTTAACTCTAATAGATAGGTTGTTGAATACTTTAACTTCAAACGAGTTAATATCCATTGTCGTACTAATGGTATCGGTTAGCATACTTACGTTTAAGTAGCAGGACTTGTTAATTAATAGCTTAAAAAGCAAGTTATCAGAGGATGGTGCTCCCCAAGGTATCATCCTCTTCTTTAAATTTATTTAAATAAAGTTATATGTTTTCAAGAATTATAAATTGGTTTGAAAAATGGAATTGGGCTTATAAAAATGATCCAATAAAAGATTGTCAGCTATATAATGACAAAGGATGTTCTTATATAGATGGCTTTTTATGTAACTTTCCTAGTTGTTCTATGAACGAAGAATATATTAAAAATATTAAAAAATAAGATGATTATAGCAATTGATTTTGATGGAACTTGTGTAACACATGATTTTCCTAAAGTTGGCAAAGATATTGGAGCAGTCCCAGTATTAAAACAATTAGTAGAGAATGGTCATAAGTTAATCTTATGGACTATGAGAAGTGATGGAAGAAATACAGGAGATGTATTAATTTCTGCTGTACAATGGTTTGCAGACAACGATATACCTTTATATGGTATAAATGAAAACCCAAATCAAAAGAGTTGGACACAAAGTCCTAAAGTTTATGCTGAACTGTATATTGATGATGCAGCTTTTGGTTGTCCTTTAATAGTTGATAAAGAAATATCTAGTAGATCTTTTGTTGATTGGAAAAGGGTTGAATCTATTTTAAAAATGAAAGGAATTATCTAATGAAACAACAAATTAGAGTTTGGGTCGAGGGTGTAGATAATATAAGTTTATATGCATATATAAATAATTTAATAATACGTGGATTTATTATTATTTTAGTTATTCCTATGGAATACAAAAGCGTTGGATATGATAAAGTACTATCAAAGGTAATAATATTAGTAAGTAAAGAACAAGAATAAAAATGGTAGAAATATTAGGATATGTTGCTACATTTTTGATATGTATTGCTTATGTACCACAAGTCTTTCAAGTAGTAAGAACTAAAAAGGTTGAAGCACTAAGTATTGAAATGTTTATAGTATTGATAGTATCAGGATTACTATGGACTTTATATGGATTTTTAATTAATAGTATTCCAATTATAGTATGTAATGTTATAAATCTAATACAATCAGTTATTATCCTTATATATAAGATTAAATATAAATAAAATACCGGCATAGGGGAGTTGGTCGTCCCTACCTCACTGTCTATGAGGGGATCACGAGTTCGAATCTCGTTGTCGGTGCTAAAATAATCTTAATAATATAATCTGAAGAAAAAGAAAAAGCTATTCTTTCTTGAGGTAGAAGTAGTTCACATCATAGTACGTAATATATGTGAGTGTGTAAAATAATTTAAGATTATTTTTAAATATCTAGATGTAGCTCAGTTGGTAGAGTACTTGGTTTGGGACCAAGGAGTCGTAGGTTCGAGTCCTACTATTTAGACTAATATATTGCGAGGTAGAGCAGTTGGTAGCTCGTCAGGCTCATAACCTGAAGGTCGTGGGTTCGATTCCCACCCTCGCAACAATGTACAATCCTAGTACATTATCTCTAGTGTTTTCTAGAAGGGTTATACTTTGACTATACTAAAGTCGTTTTATTGTTTTGTGCAGTTAATAAAGCAAGGTTAATGGCAGAACTTTTTTCCATAAAAGTATTGTAGCGAGTTAATCCCGCTTAAGGTTTTAGGAAAGCCAGAATTTAAGTACTATCGAAGAATCTGGATGGCCATCCTCTCTTTGGTAGTACTTTTTAAATCAACAAGATTTAATTTAAAATTGTCCTATGGTGTAATTGGTAACACGTGTGCTTTTGGAGCATAAGAGTTTAGGTTCGAAACCTAATGGGACAACAATGCCTTCTTCGCATAGTGGTTGATTGCACCTGATTTGTAATCAGGATCTGTAAAAAGACACATTGGTTCGAATCCAATAGTTGGCTCTTTTAAAATAGTAAGTTCTATAAGAAGATACAAAGTATACAAGTATAATTTAGAACAGAAACTAATCTTCAAATCTACAAGCAAAGTACTATTTTAAAATGGTTTAGGGAAACCCATAAGATCTAATTAATCTATTCCCTACATGCAGAATATAGCTTAATGATAAAGCGTCTGGCCTCCAACCAGAAGACGGGGTTTGATTCTCATATTCTGCTCTAATAAATAGAATAAATAGAATAAAATGAGTAAAACAAAAGTATATAGTGGAAAATTTGTTCAATTAGTACCAGATACATGGACATTAGAAGACTATTGTAAATTTATAGCTGATTGTGAAAATTTAAATTTAACAGATTATTACGAATCATATCTAGATTTAATAACAAATGAAATGTCAGAAAAATATTTCACTTATAAAGATAAACTTTATATGTTTTTAAATATTACAGAAGGTGATGCAGATGATTCATTTATAAAGATTAATCAAAGTGGAAGAATATATGAATTTACTACATCTTTTTATAATGGTGTAACTTGTTTAAGTGAAATGATTGAAGAAGGATTAGATAAATTATAAAAATACTCGTGACTCTCTACCTCGGGCACGTTAAAATAATAGAATAGAGCCGAGCGAACTCTATAAAAGCTCATCTGAGTGTTTTGTTAATTTATTCAAAGCTATAAGAAGAAAATTAACCACATACTCTATTATAATAGCTAGTTACTTTATAATGAGAGTATAATTGGAAAGATGCCAGAGAGCATTATTGGGACTCCCTGCTAAGGAGTTGTTCATATAAAAGTGGACCAAGGGTTGGAATCCCTTTCTTTCCTCTTCTTAATATATTAAGTAAAAATGGACAGGTGTCAGAGTTGGTCTATTGAACTGGTCTTGAAAACCAGAGGGCTGAAAGGTTCCGTGGGTTCGAATCCCACCCTCTCCTCTTAAATTAATCTATAATGTAGATGAATATGGATATAGAAAAATTAGAAACTCTACCTAAAAAAGTTGGTAGAAAAGGATACCTTACTACAAAGTATGGTGATATG